CCAGATATGACTCTGAACATTGAAGGACAAATTAGATCGGTACAAAACGGAGAATACAGCTCGCTGTATGAGACGTCCAATGACTACCGGTCTCGAAGGTCACCTTGTGAACCTATCGAAACACAAAAAATCATCGACGGTGTAAAACGAAATAAAACTACCCGAGACGAATTGAGACAAGAATGCCCAAAACGAATCAAGAATATTAATCTCGCGAAACTAGCGACTTATATTCAGAACTCCGAGAACTCCTATCTACAGAAAAAGGAGGTCCCACCGTACGATGGGACACCATTATCATGTAGAGAGTTAAAGGATTATGTGCGATCGATAACCGACATCTATTCAAGAAAATCAGCGAAAAAGATCGCTTCTTGTAGCAAATGCAACGAGAAGAATGACTTAGACGCCTTCAGAATCGAGATGTCAGTCGATGACAGGCCAGTCGATAGACTACACCTTAAGAAATTCAAAGATTTCGTAGGTATCATAGTCGACGATGGCTGGGATCGAAGGTCTAGAATAGACGGTTCCATTAGGAACTACGTTCCTTGTGGTTCGGCTACTCTAACGCACGGTAGGAAAGCAGGAGGAAATTGGCACAAATCGGAGAACAAGTTCTCGCCATTGTCCAGACTTCAGGATGTTCCTGCTACGGGAAAGAATCGAATCGTCTCCATATTCGACGAATCCATGTCGGTCCTAAGACCGGCTCACAAAGCACTATACGATTCGGTAACGAAAAGAAGTATAGTAGTACGTGGCGAATTCACGAAAGAAGACGTATTGGCGATCTCCGACTCCGGTGAGGGTAGTTTCGTATCTGGTGACTATAGTAACGCTACTAACAACATCAAGAAAGCTTATGTTGTGACAGTAGTGGACGTACTATTAGACAAAGCACGATACCTAAATGAAGAAGAGCGAGAAGCCCTCAGACAGTTCGGTAACGTTGTCGATGTCGATACGGGTTTAGAATGGCATAAGGGGCAACCGATGGGTGCGCTAATGTCATTCCCGATATTGTGCATATGGAACCGTGCACTTTTTGAGATGTCTCTCGCCGACGAGTGTCGTCGTCTCCGTGTGAAGCAGAATCTATATTCTGCCTACCAATATCGCGTCAATGGCGACGATATCGCATTTAGGGAGATAAGCAAGGATGGTAATCTCATGAAAAGGTGGGAATATCATTGTGAGATGGCGGGTGTGATCATCAATAGACAGAAGACGAGCGTGTCGACTAACAAAGTCGAACTTAACTCGAAAACTTATATTGATTCGGAAAAGGTAAAGACTATCAATTGGAAGTTATTGACACTCAATCAGGAGTGCAATGACATACTAGTCATCATAAATGACTGCGTCTTTACTGAGAAATCCCGCATGGCTCTTGCGCACCACTACTCATGGACGATTCGAAATGCTGAGGAAAAGCATATATATCGTCTACCAAAGAAGACTCAAGATAGTATACAAAGCTACCTTAAGAAACTTAGGCAAAAGAAAAAGAGTAGTAGATTATCGAGGGCTATTTTTGAGAAGGGAAAAAAAAGCGAGAACGTGCAGGAAGTTAAGACCATGTACTGGTCACATCCTGATATAAAACTTGAACGTTCTGATGCTAAGGCTCTCAATGAAAGAAAGGGGGTCGTAATCAACTCCATAAGGAGAGATTTAGAAAGACGTGGAGTGAAGAAGGCAAAGAAGGCGGAAAAGGAAGACCTTTTCAGACCGATGCATCCATCACTCGCGAAGTACATGACCGCCCTTGCTTCCGCGGACTTGACTCCATCAAAGAAGTTCAGTCCTTTAGATAGCTCTGGGAAATCCATATTGGTTACGTGGGATTACCTCACAACGCCGCCAGAAGAGCGTAATGATTATCTTGTCACAGAATGGGAATACTTCGTCTTGCAGAATAAACTGCGACAACAGAGATTCGAATTCTGCCGGACGGGACACAACGTTTCTCCTTCCTTCGTTAGAAAGAATAAGAGAGGGGCCGCGATGTACTATCGAG